ACATGCTCTTTTAGTTTCGCCGTGAATGCCGTGTGCATAGCAGCTGACTCCGACGGTGCCTCGTCATCCACGAGCCACATCCCATACTCGAATAAATAATCAGTCCAATCGTTTTTACCGCAGAGATACTCACTGGCCTTGATTCCGCCACCGAACAGCCCACCCAACACACATTTGTTGTACAGCGTTTTTCCGCTGTTGGGAGGCCCGACTAAGAAATGAGCATGACCGCGCTGTGGCTTGCCGGCGTATGCGTTCTGGTAAGCGTACGCCAACCAAGACAGCTCGTGCTTCAACTGATCCTCGCCTAACATCGCCGTCATCCATTCGGCAATAGTTGGAAACCCCTCGGCCCACTGTACTTCCGCATCCAGTGGAGTTAGTGGTTTTACTCTAGCTGTGTTAAAATACCGTTGCCCCTCGTGCACCACTATTTTCGATTTAGTGAATGCAAAAGGTATGCCCGCCTCGACCCGCTTCGACGTGTTGATCATGTGCATCGCCCGGCGGGACTCGCTGACGTTCTCATGTCTCCCGGGGCGAGCCGAGAGATTGTGCCGGCACTGGAGGTCAAGCAACACGTCCTCCTTGCTGTCGTTAAAATAGCCACCGACGCCATCCTCGATAAAATAGTTCTTACCATCGAACCAGTAACCCTCAATGGCATCTCCGATCCTGCCTACCTCGTACTGCTGAACAAACGCCGGAGATAGCACCTCTGCCCAAATGTAGAAACCCTTCGGCATGTTGAACACCTGCATGCCGGTGTCGCGGATGATCGCGGCGTTGGCCGTCTGATGCTGACCACCGGGATCGAAAAACGTCGGGCCTCGGTTGCCTTCCTTGAAATCTCCGGGCCACTCATGATCTGGCCACACTTTCTTTACTTCCTCGAACACTGCATCCAGCGGTATCGCGGGGCCAAGCCCGTTGAAGTCACTGGATTTTGAGGTCTCGTACTGCCAGTAATGTAATTCGGCACTGGGAATCCGGGCCTCGGGCTTGACCGGTCGCCAATCTTTTCCATGTAATAAGTAAAACTGTTTACCAAATATCCCGGAATCGAACCCTCGGGCGATGGCATTTCTGCCGTCAAGCTTTAGCTCTTTTGCCAGCCTCTTGAGGAATCGGGCAGTGCTCTGCGGCCCATGGCAAAATAAAGGTTTCTCAAAAAAGAATACGGCGTGTATGCCGTTGTTGTAGCTACGGGATATGTAATTTACGGGGTACTCGAGATCGAGCATGCGACGAACGATCTCTTCGAACTCTTCGTCGTTGAAACTCGCATCCCAGTCGACACATACGCCATGCAAAAATCGTATCGGATTCTCGGAGGATATTCGACGTGTCGGATCCGCCCCCTCGGCGGCAGTGTATGCCAAGTACTTGGTAGTTGGTCGAGCGGCCCAGTGCTTGTACTCATTACCATTCCTAAAGTCGGGTAGATCGAACTCACACTCCCAAGGTTTGCGTTTACTGACTAGCGACGCCGACAGATTCGGCAGTGTGAAAAGTTCCATTGTATTTTATCTCCATGAATTCAATTACGGCTAACTCCAGATCCGTCGAATACGGCGAAATGTTTTGGAGCGTTTGATCTATGTGTGAACTGTCTAATTGCAGCTCGGATATGTGGGTATCTTGGGCTTTGGTGTGTGGTCTTTCTATGCGGAGTATCATCCCGCCGTAAGCATGGATCATGCTCGCCTCGTTGGCAAATCGAACATCATCAATTACTACATCTCCATCCAAATAATCCAATTTATTTTTCAATGCTCGGATCCACACGTCCGGATGGATGAGGTGCCGTCCAAATTCCGTGCCCAATGCCTGCATCATGTACCTTGCCGATTTACCAAACCCCGGCACGGGTTTTTCCTTGTCCGCGGCATCGTAGATGTAGTTTTTCGGTATGCCCATGGCCACTAACATTTCCTTTATCGGCGAAGCGAAACTTCGCACGTGGAAATCGTAGTTTTTCGCCAATATCGCAGCCACCGAACTTTTACCGCACCCTTTCCGTCCAGTTAATCCAATCACCCTTCTCATTTCGTATACTCCTTGGTTATTATACCCTCGGCGGCGAGAGGTACTTCCTGAGCCCACTCCGGTGCCGTTGACATTATATCTATCACTTCCTTTAAACCCTCTTTCGCGCGAGCGGTGTCTACCTCGATCACCACTTCATCGTGGACGTGCATCACGATCTTGTAGCCCGCCTCGTCTATCTTCACCAACATGTGAGCGAAGAGGTCGCGAGCCGTAGCCTGAATCTTATTTTGAAACAGGTTGGCGCCATACGTGTACGTCCGACGAACAGACCCCTCTTGGGTGGCTACCGTTATGCCGTCGGTCTCGATGCGGCATCGGGTGTAGCGCAACTCCCGACCGCTCGGTATCTCGAACGAGTAATCGTCGCCAGTCTTGGCGGCATCCTTCAGGGCCCAATCGTGTGCCTTCCATGCCGCTGTGATCCCCGGATTTTTGGATCGGAAGTCGGCCACCTGTATATAGGCGTTGACCCATTGCCGACGGTCGAAGGTCGACAGTGTGGGGTATGCGGTGGCCTTGCCGGGTTGGTATGCCGATGCGAAATCCTTAAACCGAATCTCATCGGCCTTGGTGAACGATCGATCCAGCAAATCTTGTTGGCCGTAGCTCTTGACCGTCTCGGCGAACTTGAACCACCCGCTACCGTAGCCCAATTGCAACACACGAACCTTGGCCAGCATGTATAGGGCGGGATCCTCGTCCTTGAGCTTACCCCCAGTCCATCCCATGGTTAGTCTGGCGTGCGCCTCGTACGGAGACATGCCGTCACCCAGTTGTTCTAGGAATTCGTAGTCGTCGGCAAGCCAAGCGGTAATCCGGGCCTCGATCTGAGCAAGGTCTACGATCAGGAGTTTTTTCCCTTTGCCTGCACAAATACATGATCTTATGTCCACACCGTACTGAGGTGCCCGTGGTAAATTCTGAATGTTGAACCCTCCGTCACCCGACCAACGCCCAGTAGCGTCGGCACCGAAATACTTTAGGTTGTAACTGATGCGATTCGCGGCATTCAGCCGTTCTTCCATCGCTCGCAAACCCTTGAGGTGCTTGTTGATTCTTTGTACCGCCTGCATGTCTGCCGCGAATGTTATCTGCTTGCCGTATTCTGCATTCCACTGCAGAAAGTCCTCGTTGTTTCTGTCGAGAGATTTCGGTGGGGGTATGCCCAACTTCTTGCACTCGATGGCCAACGCTTTCTTGGAATATACGGCGTAGGTCTTGCGAGTGTCGGGATCAATCTCCTCATACCACGGAAGGCGTTGCTTGGCGTCGAATAGCTGGCGCTCCAACCCATCGATGCCGGTGCGAATGGTCTTGATCGCCGGAGGTAATCCCTCCCAACCCATCGCCCGTGTCATCATCGACAGCCGGCGCTCTTCGGCGGGCCAACCGCCCTGTAGCTTTTCCCAAATCTCATAGCAATACTTGGCGTCATCCATAGCGTAAGCCATAGTCTCTTTGCCTTTGTCTTCGGCCACCAAGTCGTCCCAAGTCTTGCCCTTCATGTTGTCGCGAACCTCTTTGGACATGTCCACGCCGAGAATTGCCTTGGCGGCTCCCTTGAGGTTGCGTTGATACTGGTAGTACACGCACATGTCGGCGGTACATTCCCACTCGACCTTTATGTCGGCAGGGATTATTCCAAGTTCTTGGAGACGCTCGAACACACGCTGGTCAAAGCTAGCATTGTGTGCTACCAACGTGTAACCATCCAAGCGCCTCCAATCAAAGTTTTCCGGGTGGCCTACGTACTCCAGATTAGGCGAGTAAATCGACACTAGGTAGGCTAAAAATTCCGGGTGGTTGACGTACTGGTACGTCGACATTCTGGCGATGGAGACCAACGCGGAGTAGAAGGTCTCGAAGTCGATCGCCGCGACTTTTCTTTTATTTTTCTTCATAGGACATTAGGAAAGAGTGGGTGGCCGGGAACGATCCGGCCACCCATGAACACACACCACTGAGTATTCAGTTTGCTAAACCCGATACGGATTAGCTAAAATCAGCGAGCCACTCGCGAAATTCGGGAGTGTTCTTGTGCCCTCTTCTAAGGTCCGGAACTGTTACGGTGTTGCTACCGAACACGTCGGTAGTGGTATTGAGAGTGAAAGTGCCGGCGGTGAAGCCTTCACGATAATACATGCGGAACGCCGTGAACATTTTCACTGCAGCTCGCTTGTATGCCACTCCCTTGATACGCCACATCGCGAACGCGTAGTTCTCTTTGCCGTAATCAAACGGGTAGATCTCAGGGTCATCACCCTTGATCGCGATTAACGCATCCGCTATGGGCATCCAGTCGGGTTTCTGCCCGTTGGCACCCCATTCGAATGATCCACCTGCCTCATGAGCCTCACGCTTGGTGAGAATCCGAGGAATCTCGCCGTCATCCCAGTTCACGTTTTCTTCGTACAGCTTGCCG